GATTTACGACCAATACAACGTTCACGGCCCCGTCCGGTTGGACAACCTTGCAGTTGTCGGACGGCGGGAATTTTGACGATTTGGGAAGCGATTTCGCCGCGGGTCAATGGCAAGTTCCTACTACGGGGTTGTACTTGATGCGCGGTTATTTGGCGTTTGATTTGTCAACGGCGGGCGCGACGTTGTCGCTTCGGATTACGAACGGAACAACTTCGTATACAATCCTCAATAATATAACCGACGCGGACACGTCCGTTACTTGGGGACAAGTGATGCCGTACGGATACACGCTGAACGCGACCGCCGGGCAAACGTGGTACTTGCAATTTCAAATCAGCGCGGGCAACGTAACGTTTTACGCGGGCGCGACGAACGGATTGCTTGGAATCGGCGGCACGTCGTGGAACGTTTACGGCGTCTTTCCTTCGGCGTTGACGTTGGACGTCGCGCGCAATATGCCGGACATCCGTTGCGCGGATTTCTTGCTTGGGCTTCAACGTTGTTTCAACCTTGTATTCGTCCCGGACAAGTACGACAAAACGAAGATTTCGGTTGAGCCAATCAACGATTACTTGTCCGCGGGAACCGCGAAGGATTGGACAAACAAAATCGATTTGACGCAAGACATCGCCGTTTCCCCTACGTCGGACCTGCAACGCAAAACGTATACTTGGACTCACTCGGAAGGCGGCGACATCGTCAACCAAGCGTTCCAAGAATCGAGCGGGTTCACGTACGGGCGGCATCAAATCCTTGACCCATCAAACGATTTTGCGCAAGGGGAAGAACTTGTTACAAGCGGCTTTTCGCCGTTCATCGCGAGTTACATTCCGGGGACGTCTTACAAGGCGTTGCGATTGCTGAAACGCGAAGGGGACGATTTGAGCATTGACAACCTCAAACCGCATCTTGCCTTTTGGAACGGGCAACTAAACATCAAGTTCCTAATCAAAAACGGCGGGACGGACACGTTAGAAAATTATCCGTTGTTTACTGCATACAACGGGACTTTGGGGGATTGCGCCGACGATTCGTTGATGTTCGGAATCGCGTTGCCGTTCTACCCAATTATTGCCAATCCGCAAGACACGCTATATTTCAAATATTGGTCCCAATATGTAATCGATATGTATTCAAGCGACGCGCGGATTTTGACCGCGAAGTTTCGCTTAAATACGCTTGATATTGGGGATTTCAATTGGAACGACGCTATCCGCTTGTACGGGAATGAATGGCGCGTTCTTGAAATTAGCGGCTTCGACGCGACGCAAGAAGGATGCGTAACAATCAAATTGTTGAAGCGATTGAACGCGGGACGCGATTGCGAAAATCTTCCGTACACGGGAAGGACGGGCAAGATTGAATTTACTGAACCGGACGGGACGGGAACGTTTTTGGGCGGTCGTGAATGTTGCGAGCGTTACGGATTTTTCTACGATTCTTCGACGGGCTTTTGCTATCAACCCGAATAAATGGACATAAGGAAACAAACCGATTTCGGTTACATCATCGACGCGATGCATTTCTTAAAAAAGCCGCGCCGAAAGAAATGGATTCGCCGATTGGACGGCGTTCTTGCGGCGTTGATTTATTACGGCTTCATCGTGTTTTGTTGGTGGCTAATGATATTCTTTTTCCTTTGGGTGAATGTCTAAAAAGAACAAGGTTGTAATTGACGTCGAAGCGAATACGACGAAACTTGATGCCGCCCTTGAAGCGTCGGAAAACGCCGTTGACAATTTAGGGAAGACGGGGCAACGGGTTGTCGGCGCGCTTGACAACGTGACGGGCGGGTTCGCTTCGCGCATCGTCGAATCGAGCGCGGGGATACGGCAACTTATCGCCGGATTGAACGCGACGAAAGTTGCGCTTGCGGCAACCGGAATCGGCTTATTCGTTACGGCGTTGGGTTCCCTCATTGCGTATTTCACGCAAACGGAACGCGGCGCGGAAATGCTCGAACGGGCGACCGCCGGATTGAAGGCAACGTTCGACGTTCTCGTTGGGGTTGTGGCAAAGGTTGGGGAAGGTATCGTAATGCTTTTCACGAAGCCGAAGGAAGCGTTAACGCAATTCGGTTCGCTTGTCAAGCAATACGTTCTTGACCAATTCCAAAATATCCTTGGGGGCGTTCAGGATTTGGCGTCCGCGGTCGGCAAGGTATTCGCCGGGGATTTCGCGGGCGCGGCGGAAGCGGCGAAGGCGGGCTTCGCGAAGGTCGGGGAAGCGGCGTTGAAACTGAACCCGATTACCGGCGTCGCAATCGCGGTCGCAAACGGCGTCGGACAAATCGCGAAGGAAGCGGGCAATGCGGCAACGGCGGCTTCGAACCTTGCCGCCCGGTTGCAGGAATTGGAGGACGCGGAAATTAGCCAAATCGCCGCGACCGCGAAGGCGCGCAAGCAAATCCGGGAACTTCGATTTATTGCGGACGATGAAACGAAATCCATCAACGAACGGATTGCGGCGGTCGAGAAGGCGACGCGGATTGAACAACAATTATTGACCGAACGCAAGCGAATTGCAAAAGAAAACTTATCCATCATAACGGAACAAAACCGCCTTGCACAACAAGCGGGGACGTTGCGCGATGAGGACCGACAAAAGCAAGCCGAAGCGCAAGCGGAAATCTACCGATTGGACGAAGAATCGTTTGCACTTCGGAAGCGGTTGCAGGGCGAACTTCAATCCCTACGCGGACAAGCACAAGCGGAAGTAGACGCGGCGAACAAGAAGGAAGCGGAAGACAACGCGAAGAAGGCGGAAGAAGAACGCAAAGCCGCCGAAGCGCAAGCCGCCGCCCTGCTTCAAATCGAAGGCGCGGTTTGGGAAGCGCGGGCGACGGAAGTTGAAAAGGAAGTAAAAGCAATTGAGGATAAGTACAACGCGCTCGAAGCCCTTGCGATTGCAAACGGGATTTCGACGTTGGAAATCGAAGCCGCCCGCGTCGCTGAAATCGAAGCACTCGAAGAACGGCAACGCGTAGCGAAGGCGGAAGCGGACAAAAAAGCGGCGGAAGACAAAGCCAAACTTGACGAAGACGCGTCGAAGAAGGCGCAAGAAGAAGCCGACAAGCAAGCCGCCGCGGATAAAGCGTTGTACGAATCGCGCAAGGCAATTGCGGGGAACACGATGCAGGCAATCGCCGCCCTTGCGGACGCGTTCACGAAGGGCGATGAAAAGCGCGCGAAGCGAAACTTTGCAATCAATAAGGCAATCGGGATTACCAATGCCGTAATCAGCACGGCGGAAGGGATAACGGCGGCGTTGACGGACAAAACGCAACCCTCGACAATTCTTCGAATCCTGCAAACGGCATCCGTCGCCGCAATCGGCGCGGCGCAAATCGCGACAATCGCGAAGCAAAAATTCCAACCCGGCGAAACCCCGCCGCCCCCAAGCGTCGGAGGAACCGGGGGCGGGGGCGGGGCATCTGTAACCGCGCCGCAAATCGACCTTTCGTTTATGGGGCAAGCGTCAAGCCAAACGGGACTTCGTTCGTACGTTTTGGCTTCGGAAGTGAGCAACGCCCAACAAGCAAACCAACGTATCAAGGACCAATCAACGTTATTCGGATGACCATTTTTGAACTTGTAATTGACGAAGAATCGGACGCGTACGGAATCCAAGCGATTTCCCTTGTCGAGTCCCCTGCAATCGAGGAAGATTTCGTTGCGTTGTCGGATGAATTCCGCTTTAAAGCGGTCGACAACGAACGCCGCATTGTGATGGGTCCGGCGTTGATTCCGGACAAGCCGATTTACAGAAGGAAAGGGGAAGAAGAATTCTTCATTTTCTTCTCAAAAGAAACGATTCGGCGCGCGATGGAACTTTATTTTAAGGCAGGATTCCAAGCGAACGCGACGCTCGAACATCAAGCCCCGATTACGGGAACAACAATCGTCGAATCGTGGATTGTCGAAGGCGAACAAGACAAATCGCGGATGTACGGCTTGGATGTTCCACGTGGAACGTGGATGGTTTCGATGAAAATTGACGATGAAACGTTGTGGTCGGATTGGGTCAAGGGCGGGAAGGTCAAGGGCTTTTCAATCGAAGGATTGTTTACCCGCAAGGAAGGCGAAACCCAATTGAGCGCGGCGTTTTCGTGGGACGCCTTCGAAGATTCGTTGACCGACCTTGTCAACATCCTGAATGAAAAATGTTATACCAACAAAACCTTGTAAAAATGGATTTGAAAACACGCGTTGCGAAGATGCTGATGAACGCCGCAACCGCCTTGTCCGCGGAGGCGCAAGCGTTCGCGTCCGCCGTCCTTGATAGTGGACAAACAATCCAAACCGAAGCGGAAGAATGGGCGGTTGGGGTTGCCGTTTTTGTCGTGAACGACGAAGGCGAACAAATTCCCTTGCCGGACGGCGATTACAACCTTGACAATGGCGTGAAATTCGTTGTCGCGGAAGGCGTCGTGGCGGAATGGATGGAACCGGAAGTTGAAACCGAAGCCGAAACCGAAACGGAAGTTGAAGCGGCGACGGATACCATTACGCGCGAAGAAGTTGAGCGGATGATTTCCGACGCAATCAACGGCGTTCAAGCGTCGATTGCAGAAAAGTTCGCGGAAAAGGAGCAAGCGATTGAAAACCTTGCGAAGCAACCCGCCGCAAAAGGCGTTCAGCGGATGAACAAGCCGAACCGCGTTCCCCTTTCCGATTTGGTCAATTTGTCGGAAGCCGAACGCGTCCGAATCCTTATGTCGAATTCTTAATTCCTGAATAAAAATGGCAAACATTACGGCCGCAACGGGAACCTACGCGGGCAAAGCCGCGCTTCCCTACGTTACACCCGCTATTATGGCGGCGGATTCAATCGTTAACAATTGGGTGAACCTGATTCCGAACGTCGTGGGTACGGCGGTCCTTCGGAAAATGTCGGGGGCTTCCCTTCGTGCGCGGACTTGCGGGTTCGACGGCGGCGCGGCGACGCTTGGGGAAGTAATCCTTGCAACGGCGAAGTTGGAAATCAAATTGCAGTTGTGCAATTCGAACTTGATTGCAACTTGGGAAGCGGATATGATGCGGGATTCTCGGACCGCGCCCGCGGACACGAACGAAGCATTGCTTCGCTACGTTATCGCGCAAGCGGCAAAGGACGTTGAAGTTGGTTTGTGGCGCGGCAATTACAATAGCGTGGACGGAAGCACGACGGGCGGAACGGCGGTTACTTATATGGACGGCTTCCTTGCAAAAATCACGGCCGCTTCCCCGACCGCTGAAAACGCTTTGGCGGGCGCAACGGATACTTCGGCAAACGCAACCGGCATCCTTCCGCGCCTTGCGGCTTTGGCGGCAAAAATCCCCGCCGACATCGCGGGCGACCCGGACACGTTGCTTTATATGTCGCCCGGAATGAAGGCGTTGTACTACGCGTCTTTGGGTTCAGCAAATGGTTCGTTGTACTTGCCGAACGAGCAAGTTTCGCAGTACGCCGGATACCGGATTGTAACGCCGCGCGGAATGCCCGCGGATACCTTCCTTTTCTCGAAGCCGGAAAACCTTGCGTTCGGAACGGATTTGACGGGCAACGATTTCGCTACGGCGGCGGCGGTTGTAAACCTGAACGATTCGACGCTTGAAGACGCAACGCGCGCGATGATTGCGATTACCGCGGGAACGCAATTGGTCGACCACGATTCGTACGCGGTTGCACGTCGTACGTCCTAATAAACCCGAAGAAGGGGACGGGCTTCGGTTCGTCCCCTAATTCCCAAAATTGAAACAATGGCTTGCACAATTACAATTTCGGGTCGGGGCATTCCTTGCCGCGATGCAATCGGCGGCGTAAAACGCGCTTGGATTGGAACGTTTGCGGACGGGATTTTTGGCAATCCGACCGCGGGCGCGATTACGGACGCAACTTCGGCGAAGATTGTGTACGGGTTTGACCTCGTCAAGAACGCGAGTCAGTTGACCCAAACAATCAACGCGGAAGCGTCGACGGGAAGCGTCTTTTATTCGCAGGTTTTCGAATGCACAATTCCAAAAATGGAGGCGGGCGTAAACGCGGAAATTGCGGATTTGGTCAAAGGGCATCTAATTGTCATTGTCGAAACGCTGAACGGCGACAAAGTGATTCTTGGACATACGAACGGATGTTTGGTAACGGGCGGCACGTTCGCAACCGGAACGAACCCCGGCGATTTGTACGGATACACGCTCACGTTCACGGCGGAAGAAAAGGTTCCCGCGCCGTTCCTCACCGGAACGCAAACGTTGCTTACGTTCACGGCGGGCAACTGATGAAACAAGGTTGAAAAAGGGACGGGGCTTCGGTCCCGTTCTTTTTTTCTCGTTATCGCGTTATACAAGAAATGCTTTATCTCAATCCTTTATCGGGCGAACAAATCTTGCATTTGACCTTGCAGGATGCCGCGCGGGATTACGCTTACACGCACTACCTTTTCAAGATAGTGAACCGCGTAACCGGGGAAGATTTGTATTTTGTCGCGGACGTTGAAACCGACAACCCAAGATATACGGCGATTCGAGTTCGGACGGATACCAATTCGACGAACAACGTCTTGATTTCTGAATTTGGCGAATGGGATTATTTCGTTTTTGTTCAGAATTCAAGCACGAACAAGGACCCGAATAACATTGCGGTTGTCGCACAAATCGAACAAGGAACCTTAAAAGTAAATGGGCCGACAATTACGACCTTCCCAACAATTACAATCCCCGATAACTTCGTCTATTACGAAGCGTAAGCAAACCGCGCACGTCCTTTCGTTATCGAAGTACGAAGCGCGGTCCTTTCGGGAAAAGGTAACGGACGAATTCGTTGCGTACGGGGACGATAATTTGTTCCCGCAATACTTGATTGAACTTTACCAATCAAGCCCGACGCATAACGCCCTTTGCAACACGATTGCCCAATTGATTTTCGGGCAAGGTTTCGACGTTCAGTCCCTCGAAGGGCGGTTGCTTTTCGAGCAATGGGACATTAACGACGAACTGCGAAAATGCGCGGTCGATTTGAAAGTTCAAGCGGGATTCTACCTTGAAATCATTTGGTCGCTTGACCGCGCTACGATTGCGAACGTTCGGCATCTTCCGTTTGAAAACGTCCGTTCGGGGATTGCGAACGAAGACGAAGAAGTGCAAACGTACTTTTATTCAAAAGATTGGTCGGGCAAGGAAGAACCCGAAGTTGTCCCGCGCTTCAACCCGGCTTTGAAGAACGAACAACCCGTTCAAATCCTTGCCGTTCATCCGTTCACAATCGGCGCGCAGTACTACGCAAAACCTGATTACATCGGGGCGATTAACTACATCGAACTTGAAAAAGAGATTTCCGTTTTCCACATAAACAACATCAAAAACGGGTTGTCGCCGTCGTTCGCAATTCACTTCTCGAACGGGGTTCCGGACGATGAAGAACGGCGTCAAATCCGGAACAACATCGAACGGGAAACGACGGGTCCGCAAAACGCGGGCAAGTTTTTTATGACCTTTTCCGATTCGCCCGACCGACGCCCGTCTATTGAGCCGTTCCCGTTGTCGGACGCGGACAAGCAATATCAATTTTTGTCGGAGGAAACGACGTCCAAAATTATGATTGGGCATCGCGTTACAAACCCGCAAATGTTCGGCGTTTTGGTTCCGGGGAAGTTGGGCGGCGGCGCGGAACTTGCGGAATCGGCGGAACAATTCGACGAACAAGTAGTTCAGCCGATGCGCGACCTTTTGATTGAAACGTGCACGCAACTTCTGCGGGCTTCGGGCGTTCCCGAAGAAGCGTTTGCGGTCGGCACGGCGGTCGAGGAAGCGAACGTTGAACAATCGTACACGGGCATTCAAGTAAGTTCCGCAATCGATATTATCGCGAAGGTTGGATTGGGTGAATTGACGCAAGCGCAAGCGATTCAATTGCTTGTTACGATGCTTCAATTCCCGCAAGAAGCCGCCGAACGGATGTTTCAGGAACCGACCGAAACGATGCTTGCAAAGGTCGATTTGTCGGACGCGTTCAATTACTTGTTGGACAAGGGCGAAACGATGGGGGACGATTGGGAATTGGTGGACGAACGCCCCGTTGATTACGAGAACGAACAAATCCTTGATTCGGCTTGGACGTTCGCAAGGACTTTGCGCAACACGCCCGCGCGCGCTTCGGAACAAGACACGGAAATTATTCGGGTCCGCTACGCGTACGCCCCGACAACGCTTGCCGACGATGATTCGCGGGATTTTTGTTCGCGTATGATTGACGCGATGAAGGTTTATCGCAAAGAGGACATTTTAGCGGCAGGCAAGCAAGCGGTGAATCCCGGTTGGGGGCCGAACGGCGACAAAACGTACGACATTTGGTTGTACAAAGGCGGCGGTTCTTGTCGGCATTTTTGGATGCGGCAAACGTACTTGCAGAAGAACAACAAACTGATTTCCGTAAACGAAGCGCAACGGATAATCCGCGCCCTTCCGATTGAGGACCGCAACCGGAACCGCCTTGAAGAAAACGACCGCCGCGTTGCGCAACGTCCGCGGGATATGAAGAACCGCGGATTCCTAAAACCCCGCAAATTCACAACGCCCCGATAAGATGCCCGAAGTTCTTTTCGTTTCCCCGAATTACTTGAAGCGCACAACGATGCTTAACGGCGGCGTTGATGAAAATTACATTTCGCAGGCCGTCCTAATCGCGCAAGACAAAACGCTTCAATTGTATTTAGGTTCTGATTTGTACGACGCGCTTCGTACGAAGGTTCAGAACAACACGCTTGCCGGGGCTTACTTGACCTTGATGGAGAACTACGTTCGCAAGGCGGCATCGTGGTGGACAATGGTCGAGTTATTGCCGACGTTGTACGTCAAGATTGACAACGGCGGGTTGGTCATTCGTTCGAGCGATAATACAAGCGCGATTTCGCAAGGCGATTTGCATCGGGAAGTTGAGCGTTGCAGGCAGAATGCCAATTTTTACACGGCGCAAATGCACAAGTATTTGTGCCACAACGTTACGTCAATTCCTGAATACGGGACGAACACGCAAAACCGGATTTGCGCGCAACCATTCGTGTACTATCAAAGCGGGTTGACGTTCAGCAAGGGCGCGGGGCGTTACACGAACAACCCCGAATTGTATTCTACGTGTTGAAGAACAACCGCAAATCGAACGAGGAACGGCTAAAACTTTGGGTTGAACGTGCAAGAACAACTAAACAAAATCGAGCGGGCGATTGTGCGAATCGAGACAAAATTGGACAATCACAAAGAAGGGATTGACGATTTCGACCGCCGGATTACGAGTTTAGAACGGAAGTATTGGACCGCCCTTGGAGCGTTCGCGTTGTCGGTTATTTCGTGGTTAAAAGCAATTTTCAATGCGTGAGTTAAAGTTTATCGGACTGCATTGTTCGGCGTCCCCGGTTACGTTGGACATCGGCGCAAAAGAAATTCGGCAATGGCACAAAGCCAAAAGGTGGTCGGATATAGGATACCATTACGTTATTCGCTTGAACGGGAAGGTCGAGTTGGGACGCGCATTGTGGAAACCCGGCGCGCACATTTCAGGATGGAACGAATCGAGCATTGGGGTTTGCTATATCGGGGGCGTCGGTTCGGATAAGAAGCCGCTTGACACGATGAACGAAAAGCAAGAAGCCGCCTTTCGTCAAATCGTGAAAACCCTACGGGCGCAATACGGACCGCTCGAAGTTTACGGACATAACGATTTCACCAACGCGAAGGCTTGCCCTTCGTTTCAGGTTTCGGAAAAATTCGCGGACCTGAAACTTGACCCGACGAACCAACTTCCCAAACGTTGAAACCCCGAAACAATGGAATTCCTTTTGACCAATTGGGCAATCTTGTTGCCCGCCGCAATCGTCTTTTTCGACGTCGTCGCGAACCTGACGCCGTCCACGAAGGACAACAAAATTTCGTCGGCATTGGCGCGATTGGTAAACGCAATCGTCCCGGACAAGCGCAAATGAAAATCCTTGATTTGTTGGGGGCGTTTGATTTGACGGAAGCGTTTAAAACCAAAGGCGATTTGAAGCGATGGAGCGCGAAACGGACGATTGGGGGATTGATTGCGGCGACCGCCTGCAACGAAATCCTTTTGAATGGTACGACGTGGCCCAACGTCGCGTTGTGCCTTGTGGCGATTTTGCCACTTTGCCTTTCGTTTATGGATTAACTTTGCGTTGAAGCGATTCATCGCCTTCGTTGTTGTTTGATAGGGGGCTTCGTAACGACGGGGTCCCCTACTTATTTACCCATCCTGAAAAAAAAGTTGCAAAAAAGTTTGCAGGGCGAAAAAGGTTGTATATCTTTGCCAAACAAACAACGAAACAAAACGACGATGAATCAGCAAGTAACCTCCCAAGATTTCATTAAGACGAAGCACATTCTTTCTTGCCGCACGGAAGAAAGAAGCGCATACGTAACCAAAGGAAATACGGGTTGGGTTTGCGCAATGGCAAAGCCGGGATTCCGGAATTCTTGCCGCTACGCAACCAAAAAAGCCGCGATGCAATGCGCGCTTGAATTTATGAACAACTAATAACTTCAAACAACGAAGACAATGGCAAGCATCCAATGCGCCCTTCGCACAACGTGCGAACATCTTATGGAGACAACCCCGGTGAAGGAACATTGGGCGCACCTACTGAACAACGCGTACGTCGTTACGTTACGGGACACGCCGTCGATAACGATTCAAGCGCGACCAACCCCGGAATCGATTACGGCGTTGATGGCAATCGTTCAGTTTTACGACGGGGAATTTGAATTGAAGTACGCGGAAATCGGATTTGAAATGCCGTACAAAACCCCGTACACGGAACCTTCAATTCGCCTTCAAATCTACCTTATGTGATGAACGAATTTAAAGAGGACGTGAACGCGTACTTCGCCTTTTGGCGCGAACGCTTGCAAGGCAAAGACGACTACGGGATTGAATGGCATTGGCACAATGTCGAATCCGCAATTGACAAATTGAACGAATACATCCACAAAAACCACGACAAATGAAAATCACACAAATGACAACCCCGAAGCAATGGGAAGGGAAGTTCGGAACGATGTACGAAACCGAAGCGACGCTTGACGACGGGCGTATTGGGCAAGTGAATATGAAGCGTCCGGACACTTGGAAAATCGGCGACGAAGTAAACGTTGAAGCGACCGAAGGAACGTACGGATTGAAGTTCAAATTCAGCAAGCCGGACACGTTCGGCGGCGCGCAACGTTCGCCCGCTGAAAAGGACGCCGTACAACGCCGTATAGACGCGTCGTGGTCGCTTGGGCAATCAATTGGTATGTTGGGTCCGGACGCTACGTTTGATGCGCTTAAACGCAACGCAATCGCTTTGCTCGAACTTCGCGACGAAATCGCGGCAACGCTTGAACGGAAATCGTAATGTCCCGACCGCTTGCACAAGACAAGACAACGGAAACGGATTTGCGCGTGTATTGGCGAACAAGCCCCTTCGCGAATATGTCCGGATTGATGAAAATTGGAAACCTAACCGCTGAACAAGCACAACATTGGATAGATGAATTTGAACGGAAAAACGCCCCTCGAATTGCTTTTTTTGAGCCATTACCGGAGCATAACGGAAACGGCGGAAGCGATGCAACTAACGATTCCGACGCTTCGGAATTGGATATACCAAACCCCGCGGAACTTCCTTAAGTATTCCCGCGAATACGGGAAACTGACGGGCGCGGATTTTGATTCAATGGCAACCGCCGTAACCGAACAAGAAGAAGTAATCTATGGAACGCGCCGGGGTTTGGATTCCTGAACGGATATATCGGCTTCCGTTGTCGTTCGCGGAACGCATCTACCTTGCGGAAGTTGCTTCGTTCACGGACACGGGGCGCGAATGCTTCGCGTCGGATGCGCATTTTGCCGAACGCCTCGATTGCACGGAACAACAAGCCCGCCGGATTTTGCTTGCCCTTATCCGGGGCGGGTTCCTTGAACGCGATGGATGGGGCGGCAACCGGAATTTGCGCATTTCAGCGCAAGTACCTTCGGGAAGTTGCGCATTTAGGCGCGAGGATTTGCGCGAAAAGGCGCAAGAAGTTGCGCAAAAAAGCGCAAAAGTTGCGCGAAAAGGCGCACATACTAAACAATATACTAAACAATCTACTAAACAAGATACTAAACAAGGGATTGAAATGCCTTTTTCGGGTTCGGATTTCGCATCCGCTTGGGCGCAATGGCTTGAATACCGACGCGCCGAATTCGGGTTTAAGTACAAAAGCCCCGTTACCCAACAAACCGCGTTACATTCCCTGCAAAAAATCGCGAACAACGATGAACGAACCGCAATTGAAATCATTGGCCAATCCATCGCATCCGGTTGGAAAGGATTCTTCCCAATCAAACGCGCTAACAACCGCGTACAACTTACGCGAACGGGATTCGAACGGCATCTTGAAGGTCGGAACGCCGGAACAAATGCACCGAAATGGCATCAGCATTTCACGGGCGAACAAGGATGAAGGCGCGTATTTGCGCGCCGTTCTTGGGCGCGAATTGGTCGCGCTGACAAACGCGGTCAAAGTGAACAATACGTTCAATTCGGAGGAAGACGTTTACACGGCAATTGAAGACATCATCGACGAATTCAAGACGTTGAAGGTCGAAGAAGTATTGCACGTGTTTTCCCAAATCCGGCGCGGAAAAATCGACCTTTTCGGGCGGCTTGATACGCCGACGATTTGCAAAGCCCTTCGGGAATACGACGTGAACGTTGCTTGCGAATTCAGGGAAAAGCACTACAAAGAAGCGATTGAAGAAGAAGCGTTGCGCGCGCCGTTGTTCCAAGAATTCATCGAATCCTTGCCGGACGTTCGCCCGACCTACGCGGAAATCCTGCAACGCCGTTCGAAGTTGTCGTTCGAGGAACGCGAAGCGATTCGCAAACGCGATGCAGAACGGAACACGCAAACGCCGGAAGCCGCGCACGACGGGCAATTGCAAGCGTCGGCGACCTAACGAAATAATTATTTGCTTATGGGAACGAAGCGCGCGGGATTGGTTGCAAAGTTGGATTCGGTTTTTTCGCGTTACGTGAGGATGCGGGTTTGCGACGAATCAGGACACGCGGAATGTTTCACGTGTAACGTTCGGCGACATTACCGGGAAGTAGACGCCGGGCATTTCATTACGCGTTCGAAGTACGCGACGCGATGGGACCCGGTGAACGTTCAGTTTCAATGCAAACGTTGCAATATGAACGGCGGGCGGCAATACGAATTCGGCTTGAAAATCGACGCGATACACGGCGAAGGAACGGCGGAAGAAATCCTTATAAGAAGCAACCGCGCCGCGCGTTATTCCAATGAGGATTTGGAGCATTTAATAAGGTTTTATTCGGGCGAAGTACGTGAATTCGAAAAGTTCTTGGGATGAATTCGTATCAACGAATTACGCGTACTTGCTGAAAATCGCAAGGCGGTTCACGACGGACGACGGCGATTTGGTTTCGCACGTTTACTTGCGCGTAATCGACAAGCCGTTTCCCGAAAAGCCGATGGGGTACTTTTGTACGGCGATGTACATTGAAGCGACGCGCGGGCAATTCAAGAAGATATATCGAATCGAGGACCGCGGCGCGATGCCTGAACTTTCGGAGGAACCGGATTTGCAAACGGCAATCCGGCTTGAACAAATGGAACTATACATTGACCGCTTGGGATTCTTCGACAAGACGATTATTCGGCTTTACATCGACGGCACAAACCTTGCGGACGTCGCGCGCGAATCCGGGATTAAACCCGCGACGCTTTACCAATCCCTATCAAGAACGAAAAAATCACTTGCGAATGTTGTTCGTCAATCAAGAAGTAAGGGCGGAACGCCTTTCGATTTGTAAGGGTTGCCCCCATTACGTCCAATCAACGCGGACGTGCGGACCCATCCTGAAGGGGAAGCGCGTTAAAAAGGTTCAGTTGTGCGGATGCGTTATGCCCGTAAAAACCCAATTCAAGACGGCACATTGCCCGCTTGGGAAATGGGGCGGCGTAATCAGCCCACAAGAGGCGGAAGAAATCGCCGAATTTTTGGGCGCGCTTGGGAATCAAATAACCGCCGAAGACAACGCGCGCCTTGCGGAAATCTATTCGAAGGCGTCCGGGTCGCAAGCATCGGCGACAACGTGTTCGTCGTGCCTTCGTGAACGCATCCGGGAAATCCGAAACCTCCTTTCGAACGACCCGGAACAATACGCGATTGAGGCAACCCCGAAGAAGTAGGAAGAAAAAGTTTGCGTTTTTGTTGCGGGGGAAAATTCTTTGTCTATCTTTGACGGGTCAAACAACGAAAGACAAAACGCGATGAAAATTCAAACACGCCCCCTGAACCAATCCGGTTCATTCGTCAACAACCTGATGGGAAACAATGCGACGGAACCCGTCGTTGGACAACCCGCAACGCTTTGCCTTTATTCCGACCGCAACCCGTACGAAGTGATTTCGATTGGTAACGGCGGCAAATCTTGCATCCTTCGCAGATTGTCCGCAAAGCGCGTTGACAATAACGGGATGAGCGAATGCCAATCGTACGAATACACGTCAAACGAAAACGCGCCTACGATTGAACTTGTTTGGCGCAAGAATGGCGACGGCGGCGTTTGGAAAAAGCGCACGCAATACGTTCGTTTTACGGACGCGTTGCTTGACCGCGCCGACCTGAACAAAGGCGACGTTCGCGGATGTATGACGGACGAAGAATTGATTGCCGTATTCGGTCCGACGCTTCGCGGGGAAATGCAATGCGTTGACGGGTTGACCAAAATTGTAAACAATTACACGCCCGTTTCCGTAATGTTTGGCGTTGCTGAAAAGTATTACGATTTCTCTTATTAAAACCAAACGCCCCGCGGCTTCGGTCGCGGGGCTTTACCATTCAACAAATGAAGCGCGATTACATTTCATTTTCGGCATTGAAGGCGTTTGCCAAATCGCCGAACCATTACCTTCAATACATTGCCGGGGACGCGCCGAAAACGGACGCAATGACCTTCGGAAGCGCGTTCCATTGCTTCGTACTTGAACCCGACCAATTCGATTCAAGGTACATCGTGCTTCCGAAGATGGACCGCCGGACGAAGGAAGGCAAGGCGGCGTTCGAATCGTTCAGCGCAAGCGGGCGGGAACTGATTTCGGAAGGCGATTTTCAAGCAATGCTTCGAATGCGGGATTCGATAATGAGCAACCCCGCCGCGGTCGAATTGCTCGAAGGATGTATATATGAAGAACCCGTTTACCGATATTTTGAAGGGACGTATGTAAAAGGCATTGTCGACGCTTGGAGGAAGGGCGCGTTCATCCTCGACCTGAAGACGTGCGCGGACGCTTCCCCGGAAGGATTCGCACGGGCGGCGCATTTGTCGATGTACCATGAACAAGCCGCGTTGTATCGAACGGCTTGCGTTGAATCGCGCTTTTATTGGATTGCGATTGAGAACGTCGCCCCGTACAATTGCGCCGTTTACATCCAAAGCGAACGCGCGCACGAAATGGCATACCAAAGGGCGAAGGGACTTGTTCGAAAGTTCGTTGAATGGGACGGGGAACGCGCGGCGTACTTCGGCGGATGCAAGGAATTGGATTTGCCGCGTTGGGCTTGATTGCCCATCGATCGAAAAAAAACTTTCCGAAAAGTTTGCAGGGAAGAAAAAGCGTCGTATGTTTGTCAGGTCAAACAACGAAAGACAAGAAAAAATGAACGCATTCGAAACCCCTTTTTTGGTTCTGTTTTCAGTAGACCACAAGACAATGGTAACCTTCGCAGAAGTAACCATTAACCAATTCGTTGCATCCTACTTTTCTTACAATGAAAACGGCCAATTCAACATCGAACCATTTTGCGTTAATCAGCGGTTGAAAAACGAACCAATGACGGAATTCGTGAAACGCGCAATGAATGCCGCAAACGCCGTGAACAACAAGGGATAATCAACAAAATCGCCCCCGGCTTCGGTCGGGGGCTTAATCAAACAACAATGCCCAACATTCAATCAACGTCGATGCCTGAACGCGCCGCGCGCGATTTCAACGAATGGCACGAAGATTTGCAGTTTGAAAAGGACCTTGAACGATTGCTTGACGAATTCAAAGCGTCCTTGCTTTACAAGGTTCGAACCCATCTCAACAAGCGATGAGCAAGAAAAGCATTGAGGCGTACCGGAACGCGGTTGCAACCGGGCTTCCGAAGACGATTGCGCAGAAGATATACGCGCAGTTGCACGAACGCGGCGGAATGAATCTCGCCGATTTGACAAGCGCAACAAAGGTCCGGCATCAAACGCTTACGGCGACGTTGTCAATGATGCAGGACGACGGGGTAATTCATCAAAACGAAGCGGGCGTTTGGCGCATCGTTTGGCTTGAAACCGAACGAAAGAAATACGCGGAATTGCGGCGCAAAACGCGGTTCCTGAAATGGCTTCGGCTTGGGGAATCGGAAGGATTTTTTGGGGAATACCGGGAATACATCAAGGAATGGACCTGATTTACACGCCCGAAGAACGCGAAGAAATCGCGCGCAACATCCTTGCGTACGCCGAAGCCGGGCTTGTCCATTACTACGGCGCACGGAACCCGATGTTGAAGAACGAACCAATCGCGCAACGCGAATTCGCGCGACCGATGGACACGACGGAAACGCTTTGGTTGCAGGTTGTCGCAGAAGACGTCCGCGGAAATATCTTGCACAATGATTAAACGAATGCCCGTCGCGGATTTGCGGGAAAACCCGAACAACCCGCGAACCATTAAGGACGACAAATTTCGCAAATTGGTGCAATCGGTCCGGGACTTTCCCGAAATGCTCGAAGCGCGCCCGATTGTATGCACGTCCGACGGCGTCGTTTTAGGGGGCAATATGCGCTTGAAGGCGTTGCGGGAAGCCGGGATAAAGGACGTCCCCGTTTACGTCGTTAAATGGACGGAAAACAAGCAATCCGAGTTTCTGATTAAGGACAACGTCGGCTTCGGGGAATGGGATTGGGATATTCTTGCGAACGAATGGGACGCGGCGGAATTGGAGGAATGGGGTTTGGACGTTTGGCAAATGCCCCAAGAAGAACCCGAAACGTTCACGGACCCGGACGACGTCCCGGAACTTCCGATTGAAGCGACAACGCAACCGGGCGACATCTACGTTCTCGGGAAGCATCGCGTAATGTGCGGCGATTCCACCAACCCGGAACACGTGGCGCGATTGATGGACGGGCAAAAGGCGGACCTTTGTTTTACGTCGCCGCCGTACTTGCAACAAAGGGATTACACGAAGGAAGGGAAGGAGAAGGTCCAAGATTGGGACGCGCTAATGTGCGGCGTATTCGCGAACCTGCAAATGAAACCGAAGGGGCAAGTATTGGTTAACTTGGGTTTGGTTCATCGGAAGAACGAATGGATTCCGTATTGGGAAACTTGGATTGAATGGATGCGGTCGGAAGGTTGGAATCGGTTTGGTTGGTATGTATGGGATTCGGGTTGGGGCTTGCCCGGCGATTGGGCGGGACGCTTTGCACCTTCGCACGAATTCGTATTTCACTTCAACAAAGAAGCGGAAAAGCCGAAGAAGATTGTTACGAGTAAAATGGGCGGACAAAAAACTAAAACCAAATTGGGCTTGCGTTCAAAATCGGGCGAAGTAAAAGCATTTTCGCAAGCGGCGGCCGACGGGTCATACACCTATCAAGACACGAAAATTCCGGATTCAGTCATTCGCGTAAATAGGTCAACCGACAAAATCCGTTCAGAACATCCCGCGACGTTCTCCGTCGAATTTGCGGAAGTATTCGTTCAATCGTGGCCCGGTTTGGTATACGAACCTTTTCTTGGGTCGGGAACAACGCTCATCGCCGCGGAACAAAACGCGCAACCTTGCTTCGGAATGGAAATCAGCCCGAATTACTGCGACGTAATCGTTAAACGTTGGGAAGAATTCACCAAACAAAAGGCGCAATTGATTCGAAATGAAACCGACAAAAACAACAAGTAAAAAAGACGTTCTTGACGCATTGGAACGTTCGCTTGGAATCGTTTCGACCGCTTGCGAAAAGGCGGGAATCAATCGGTCGACGCATTACGACTGGCTGAAAAGCGACCCGGAATACAAGGAAGCGGTTCGCTTGATTGAGGAACGGACGATTGATTTTGCGGAATCGCATTTACACGCCCTAATCAAGGACAAAAACCCCGCGGCGGTTATCTTCTTCTTGAAGACAAAAGGCAAGGCGCGCGGATACGTCGAACGTCAGGAAATCCAAGTTGAGGAATCGCGCCCGTTGTCGTGGTTCAAGGAATGAATTTAGCCCGGACGTACTACGACGCGAAGGGATGCACGAAACGCATTCAGGTCCATCAAGGCGGGACGCGGTCGGGCAAAACGTATTCCTTGCTTCTCGTTCTCATCGAACTTTGCTATCAAAACAAGAACGCCGGTGCGACGATTACGATTTGCCGCAAGACGTTCCCCGCGTTGCGCGCGTCCGTAATGCGGGACTTCTTCGAAATCCTGAATCGGGAAGACGCGTATTCGGAGGAATTCCACAACAAATCGGAAGCGACCTACATTCTCTTCGGGAACCTTGTTGAGTTTATAAGCGTTGACCAACCGCAGAAGGTCCGCGGGCGGAAACGGGACGTTTTGTACATCAATGAGGCGAACGAATTGACGCTTGAAGATTGGCGGCAATTGCTCATCAGGACAACCGGGAACATCTTACTTGACTACAACCCGTCCGAAGAATTTCATTGGATATATAACGACGTAATCCCGCGCGACGATGCGGCGTTTTTTCAGACGACATACAAGGACAATCCGCATCTTGACCCGGCGTTGATTGCAGAAATTGAACGCTTGAAGGATGCCGATTCAAACTTTTGGCGCGTCTACGGATTGGGGGAACGCGGGCAATCCCGAAGTACCATTTTCAACCATTGCATCCAAGTTGAGGAAATTGGCGCGGAA